ATGATTCAGTGTTTTGCTGCACTTTCAGCAAAAAATGATTATTTTTGCGGTGAAAAGTTCTACAAATATTCCACAAAAGCAAAAATAATGGTTACATTCAAAGCAGAAGTGTACGCTCACCAACGCAAGAAGGATGGAACGTACAATATTAAAATCAGAGTAACGCATCACCAGAAGAAGCGTTATCTTTCCACATCCTGGTTCGTAACGAAGGAGGATCTTACCAGATCAATGAAGATCAAGAACCAGAAATACATAGATCTTACCAGCGATCTCATTAAGGTGTATCGCTCCAGGTGCGAGATTTCGAGTGAGAGGCTTGATGAAATGGATATAGACCAGGTAGTGGATCTTATCCAGAGTAAGAAACAGGAAGCCTGGGATCTGGATATTATCCAGTTTGCCGATCAGTTTATCAATGAGCTTAGAAATACTGGGCATGAAGGCAATGCCAGAAGTTACGAGATAGCTCTCGCATCTTTGAAGAATTTCGTGGATCGTGATTCCCTATCGGTTAAGGAGATCACTGTGGGGTTCCTTAGAGACTGGATCGCCTGGATCAAGAAAGGCAAGAATATCACTACAGGTTTCGCTCCACATAACTATGTATCAAGACTGAGAGCCATCTTCAACCAGGCAAAGAAGATCTACAACGATGAAGATGCTGGCATCATCCGCATCCCTAACAGCCCTTTCCAGCACATAGACTTTCCTAAACAGCCAGTTCCAGAGAAAAGAGCAATCACGCTGGAACAACTGCAGAAGATCGCTTCTCTCCAGGATCGGAGCCAGTACCAGGTAGGAACCAACAGGTTTAATTTCTCCAGAGATCTCTTTCTTCTCTCCTTCTCTCTGATCGGCATGAATGCCGCTGATCTGTATGAGGTGGAAGCTGGAAGCCTAGTCGATGGAAGGATCACATACAACAGACGCAAGACCAGGAACAGAAGGGCAGATCAAGCTGAGATCTCAGTGAAGGTAGAGCCAGAGGCTGCTGAGCTGATTCAGAGATACAGAGATCCGTCTGGTGTGAAGCTATTTGATTTCTATCATAGATATGGAACCGTGGGATCATTCGAGGCGAACCTTAACAAGGGCTTGAAGAAGGTCGGAACTGCAATAGGTGTTGAAGGGCTGGAGTTCTATGCTGCCAGGCATACCTGGGCAACGCTGGCAGTGAACCAGGCTGGAGTTGATAAGTACACGGTTCACCAGGCTCTGAACCATGTGGATGATTCTATGCGTAACACGGATATGTACATCAAGAAGTCCTATGATGGCAACGATCTCGCTAACAGAAAGGTTCTGGATCTTTCTGGTATCGGTGTTTTGCTTAAGCAAAAGCCAGATGTATCTGGGAAACAATAAGTTACAAGCCTTATTTTGCTTAAGCAAAAATATTCCAGAGAATTTTGCTCAAGCAATTTGCTTAAGCAAAAATGTAAAACGCTGATTATTAAATACTTATGATTTTTTGCTTAAGCAAATAGATTTTTCACGATTTATTTTGCTTAAGCAAAAGTTATAATCTGCTGAAATACAAGTATTTGCAAGGCTTATATAAAAGTGTATCATCTTTTTATTTTGCTTAAGCAAAAAATATAAAGTGTTTGTTATCAGATGATTACAGAGCCTATTTTGCTTAAGCAAAAGTTAGATAGGTAATATACTATATATATAATAATGTATATATAAATAATATAGATAGTATGTATAGTGTATATTCTTTGCTTCTTTCTTACGCAAAAATAGGATGCCAGAGATACCAGCATCCTATGATCTCTATGTGTACATTTCTCCTGTGCCAGTAAGCAGCCAGGTAGCCGAAATGTTATATACGCTCACCAAGGGAACCAGCCAGCTCACATCAAAGATGCTTCTGGAAAGATCCTCTCTCTGTTTTGTGAGGTTACGTCTGTCTATTCCATACAGCCTACAGTACGTGTTTACACCTCGGATGATCTTCTTAGCTATGAGATCATCCAGAGCCTGGTAGAACCTGGAAAGAATGTTCCTATGAGCAAGATCCTTATCCATACACGTGATATTTAAGATGATCAACGTGTTTTTTCAGCTCCAGAAGCTGAGAAACACGATCACTGGAGCTACTTATTACCTTCTCAGATGTAATAGCAACAGAAAGAGTTTTTTCTGCCTCAAACAGCTCTTTATCACTAACACCTACTTGATCCACAGACTTTCTGTAGAGATCAAGAACCATACTTACCATTTTATCCATACCTATTCCTCATTAAATGTTTCCGTATTCAATTTTACGCAACGATGATCATCATCAAACTCCAGGGCTATGTGAAAGCCAGGTACGATCCACTGGCAAATCTCACCAGCATCCAGAGGTGATCGGCTTGAACACTCTCCCACTACCTTTGCTATCTCCTGGTATTTCATACCTTTCATATTTCCCAGGCTTGCAAACTTATTCTTAAGATCAGTGCCAGGTTTCTTCTGGCTATTCGCTACCAACATGATCAATGTTACCAAAGATCCTAATAATATGATCCACCACATATATAACTCCTTTCTTATTTTACGCTCATACAGAGCATTACACGATATATTCCATACACATCCTTAAGGCACACATCAAAAGGTGCATATTTAGGATCCTCATTAAGAGATATACACTTAACAAAGCCTTCTCCTTGATCCGATTGGGTAAGGATCTTAATCACCTTACCATTACAGGTATCAAGCACGTATGCTTTTCCCCAGTCGATGAAAGCCCTTTCATTTATCTTCTTCACGAATACATGAGATCCGTTAGGGTACTCTGGAGCCATGCTGTCACCAGATACGGTGATGGCAAAATCGGCTCCAGTGATAGGAGATACTATCATTTCACATTCTGTCTTGCGCACAGAAGCGTCAAAGTCATTAAGAGTGCCACCTTGCGCAGATATAGGAACCAGAGGCAGATAGGTGATGGTTGGCTTATCGCCTCTCTTTGCAGCCTTCTGGCTTGATGGCTGGCTCTTAACTTCCTGTGTTGATACACCAGGATCTTCCTTTTCTCCTTTCCACATAGAACCTTGACCGAAGCGCAACCAGTCCAGGTTAAGCTCTGGATAAGCCTTGCTGATCCTTCTCAGTACATCTTCACGGATATTGAAGCCTACTTTATTACACCAGCCGTTAGCCAGACCAACGGCATCCTCAAACGCTTTCTGAGTGATTTGCAGTTCCTCTAACAGAACCTTCACTCGATCTTTTGTTGTTTCCTGTTTCATACCGCTTTAGAGTTTAAATCTATCCAAAAACCTAATCAAATGTTAAAAAACACCCTATATACTGAATTTATTTCTATTTTTCCTTGTCTGTTAGAAATTAAATCTGTATATTTGCACCGTCATTATTAGAATAACGACACAAAGATAATAATATATTCTGAAATTAAGGCAAAAAATTATGGAAAATCAGAAAAAAAATCAATTTAGGCAGATTTATGATGCCTTACCGCCAAGAGCTGTAGCGGCTCCAAAGGCAAGATGGGTGGAAAGAATGGCTGAGGTTGCAATGGTATCCACCAAGACAGTACGGTGCTGGCTTGCTGGTGTACAGAAGCCAGACGCAATAAAAACAAAGGCACTCTCAGATGAACTGGGAATACCAGCAGATCAATTATTCGTTTAACCAAATGCAAGTCCGATTATGATCAAGATCAATTTTAAAAAAGTATTCGCAAAGTCACTTATCGTGCTGGGTATCATAGGATCAACACCTGTATTTATTGGTGCATGGTGGTGTCTTATGATGGGTATTATGCTGGCATGGCTGGGTAAAGTTTTTCTGGAGGAATGCTAATATGGCTATAACACTGGAACTATATGAGCTTAAGAATATCTGTAAGGATATGGCAGAGCTGGGAGCCGCTAACTTCTATAAGAAGATGGCTCCAGGTAAGGATCTGATCTCTCAGAGAGAGGCATACAGTGAGTATGGTGAAGCACGTGTTAAGGGATGGGTAAAAATGGAACTCGTTTCTAAACAGAGGATCGGATCAGCACGAAACTCGAAGCTACTATACTCCAGGGCTGAATTAATTTCAGCCGAAAAAACAGATAAGTTGAATTATTACATAAACAAATAGATTTATTTTCAATTATGAAAGAAATTAAGCTACTTTCACTTGAACTGGTAAACTTCAAGGGTATCAGTTCCCTTCACCTGGATTTCACCGATAACACTTGTGTGTGCGGTGCAAACGGAACAGGTAAGACTACAGTATTCGATGCGTTCTGCTGGCTCCTTTTCGGTAAGGATAGTCATAACAGAGCTGATTCAGCATTCAACATCAAGACACTTGATAAGGATGGTAATGTGATCTACAACCTGGAGCACTCAGTTATCGGTGTTCTTTCTGTAGATGGCAGAAGCCTCAGACTACAGCGTACCTATCGTGAGGTATGGGTGAAGCCACGTGGAACCACGGAAAAGACACTTAAGAACCATGAAACCATCTTCTACATCAATGATGTTAAGTGTGCAACCAAGAAGGAGTATGATGCTGAGATCTCTGGTATTATTCCAGAGGGTGTCTTTAAAATGATCACTAACCCAAGATGTTTTCCTACACTTCCAGCAGAGAAGCAGAAGGAAATGCTTATGCGTATGGCTGGTGATGTTACCGATGATGAGGTGGCAGCAACAAAGCCAGAGTTTGCTAAGCTCCTGGCAGAAATGGCTGGTGTACCTATGGAGAGATACCTTAAAGAGGTGGCTGCAAAGAAGAAGGCTTGCAAGGATGTTCTGGCGATCATCCCTTCACAGATCGAGACAGCCCAGAACCTCAAACCAGCCTCAGAGGATTGGGCAGATCTGGAGAAGCAGATCCAGGAGAAGCGTAAGAGTGTGAGCGAACTGGATGAGAAGATCAAGGATCGTACAAAGGTGACACAAGATTCCTTTGAGGCTAAGAATGCCCTGGTGGTACAACAGAACCAGAAGAAGGCTGATCTTACAGAGCGTACCAACAAGATCCGTATAGAGGCTGACAATGCTCACCACAAGGCTGTGAAGGAGGCTGATGATGCCTATAATGCAAAGATCAATGAGTACGACAAGCAGATCACCACCATCAAGAACCAGATGAGCCAGAGGGAGGGAACGCTTACAGCTACAGCTGGATCCGCTGTTACTACAGCAGACCAGGAGATCGAAGGTGTCCGCAAGCAGATCAATGCCACGAACCAGGAGATCAAGGCACTACAGAGCGCAAGTAATTCTCAGAACACTACACAGATCAACCTGGCTGGTATCATCAAGAAGTACACTGCCAACATCAAGGTAATGGAAGATTCCGTACAGGATAAGCGCAATGAGTACACAGAGAAGGCTAAGGAACAGCTTGCTTTCGATCCTAACGATTTCATTTGCCCTACCTGTAAGCGACCTCTTGATGATGATGATTGTGAGGCTAAGCGCAAGGAGCTGCAGAAGAACTTTGAGGACGAAAAAACTAAGAAGCTCAAAGAGATTCAGACAGCTGGAAAGCAGATGGCTTCACAGCTTGCTCAGCTCAAACAGGAACTGGATTCCTATAATACCCAGCTGAAACAGCTTAATGATTCTATCGCTGAGACACAGAAGGAGCTACAGGATACCCAGGGAGATCTCTTGTCTCTCCAGCAGACACTACAGGAAAAGATCGAGAACAGACCAGCTGAGCCAGACTATGCGAAGGTTCTAGCATCCGATAAGGCTTACCATGATCTTTCCGTCTTGCTTGCAACCGCTGTAGATAATAAGTCGAAGGTGGAGAAGGCTACCATCACAGATCCTATCTACTCAGAGATAGAGGCAGCAGACCAGACTTGCATCGACCTTAAGAACAGCATCACAGAGCTGCAGAACAAGATTGATAACTTCAAGGATGCCGATCCTGTAGATACCTCAGACATAGAGGAACAGAAGAAGGCTATCAATGGAGAAATCGAGGATCTTGTAAAGCGCATGGCTAAGCGTGACACCATCAAGAAGGCAGACGATGAGATCAAGAAGCTGGAACAGAAACAGGATAAGAACAACCAGGAGCTGGCTGAGCTGGAAGGTATCGAATACAATGCACTCCAGTTCCAGAAGAAGAAAGATTCCTTGCTTATGGAGCGTATTAACGGAATGTTTGAGATCGTTTCCTTCTCCTTCGTATCTAACCAGTTGAACGGTGGCGAAAAGCTCACGTGTGTATGCACTATGAACGGAACTCCTTATCCAGACGTGAACCACGCTGGCAAGATCAATGCTGGTTTGGATATTATCAATGCGATCTGTAAGAGCGAGGGTGTATGTGCTCCGATCTTCGTTGATAACGCTGAGAGTATCAACGATGTACTACCAACAGTAAGCCAGAAGGTGATGCTGTGCGTAACAAGAGATTCATCATTAATTATTAAGTAATATGGCAAACGAGGTTAAAAAGACTACACAGGCAGCTGGCAACGTGCCAGCTACTAAGCCTGTAAACGCATTCAAGAACCTTCTTGATAATGGTTCTATGCGTAAGATGTTCACTGATGCGATGGGCAAGAACGCTGGTTCCTTCATTACATCTATGATCGAAATGTACAAAGGCAATGAAGATCTACAGAAATGTGATCCTACAGCCGTGGTTATGGAATGCGTGAAGGCAGCAACGCTTCATCTTCCTATCGAGCGTTCCCTGGGATTCGCCTGGATCATCCCTTATAAGATCACCGTTAAGACTAAGGATCCTGTAACTGGATTCGATCACTACGATAAGGTTATGAAGCCGACATTCCAGCTGGGATATAGAGGTTTGATCCAGCTTGCTATGCGAACAGGTATGTATAAGTATCTTAATGCTGATGAGGTGTTTGAAGGAGAGCTGAGATTCATCAATAAGCTCACTGGTGAAATAGATCTTAATGGTGTGCGAACTGGCGATACAGTTGTAGGTTACTTTGCATATCTTGAACTTACAACTGGTTTCCGCAAGACACTATACATGACGGTGGAACAGATGGCTGCACACGCTAAGAAATACTCAAAGAGTATCAAGAATGAGGTGAAGGTTACTGATCTCATTCCTCTTGCCCAGATCCTCACTCCTACAGGTGATGGTGTCGGATGGATGGCGAACTTTAACGGAATGGCAGAAAAGACCGTCACAAGAAACCTTCTCTCTAAGTATGGTTATCTATCTACTGAGCTGTCACAGGCTATCAGCTACGATATTAATTCAGATCGTAAGGTAGAGGATGCTGATTATGTAGATGTTACAGACCAGAAAATGATCGGATTCAGCGATGATAACGGCAACACATATACAATGGTTGGAGGATCGGCTGGTAATAACACAAGCCATGGAGGTGAGGGATCGGCTACTGGTGCTGTAGATGCTGCAAGTGCTATAGCTAATAATGAACCAGATCCAGGATTCTAGGCTTATGATGCTCAAAGTATTGGGATCTTCCAGCAAGGGTAACTGTTACATCCTGGAGAACGAAAGCGAGGCTCTGATATTGGAGGCTGGCATTAAGTTCCAGGATGTGAAGAAAGCCCTTAACTGGAATATCGCTAAAGTAAAAGGATGCCTGGTAACTCACAGACATGGTGATCACTCTAAGTATATCAAGGATCTGTCTGGATGCTTCTACACCCTGGCACTACAGGATGTATTTGATTACAGAGGTGTGACTGGTAACAAGCTGGTTCCGATCACTCCTGGATCCAGATACAAGTGTGGGAATTTCAAGATCATACCTTTTGATGCGCACCACGATGTTCCCTGTGTCGGATACCTCATAGATCACCCAGATATGGGTACGCTGATGTTCCTCACAGATTCCTATGAATGTGACTACAGGTTTTCGGATCTACAGCATATACTTATCGAGTGTAACTATTCGGATAAGTACCTTGTGGAGGCGATCAATGAAGGAAGAACCTTTGCAAGGCAACGAGATCGCCTTCTTAAATCGCACCTATCGCTTCCTGGATGCCTGGAGTTCCTTAACACCTCAGATCTAAGCAAGGTTAAGGAGATCGTTCTGATCCACCTGTCAAGCGAAAACAGCAACGCTGATGAGTTTGTCAAGGCTGTTGAGGATGATGCCAGGAAACCTACTTATGTAGCTTATCCAGGTGCTGAGATTGATATAACACGTATCTATGGCTAAGGTTCTGATCGAGAAGATTCATGGGATGTTTGATCTTAAGCCTCTTTATGAATATATCCGCACAAGAGCGGATGGAGTATTCAGAATAGAGGTTGTTCGGGTACGCAAGAAAAGATCTGGAGATCAGAACGGCTGGCTATGGGGATGTATCTATCCTCTTATGCTTGATGCGATGATTGATGCTGGCTGGGAGTTCACCAGCTGTGAACAGCTTCACGAATACTTCAAGAACCTATTCACGGCAGAACAGGTAGTAAACAAAGAGACTGGTGAGATCGTCAAGTTTCCATCTTCTACAGCTGAAATGGATACTGTGCAATTCTCCAGCTATTGTGAACAGCTCAGAAGCTATGCCAGGGAATATCTTAACTGTGAAATACCAGATCCAGATAAATTTTGGAAAGACAATGAAAAAGATTCCTAACCACATGGTAACTGAGCTACAGAGGCTGGTTCCACTGATTATTGATAACGTTTCAGATACCAAGAATACCAGGGTGCTGAATGCTATCAGAATAAAAAAGAAGATTATTAAGAAGTTAGATAATTTAAAAGATATTGAAAAATGAAGGTAATAGAAGTAACAGAAAAAGAAGTAAAGGCTGCATTTGATGCGGCAAAGAGTGATGAGGTGAAGAATGTGCTGGCAGCATTATTCTGTAAGCCAGAGGATCGTGTTAAGCCATCCCTGGATGATTACAAGAGTATCAAGACATACGAAGATGCTTGTGAGGCACTTGGTGAAGAACCTATAGAGGGATCTCTCGGAGATCATGTAGATAAGCATATTATCGCCTTGATCAAGCTGGAGACTATAAGCCGTGCTCTCTGGGGAAAGGACTGGCAACCTAAGCCAGATCCAGATGGTAGCAAGTATTTCTATTATCCTTGGTTCGCTCTCTATACTCAGTCTGAAATGGATTCTATGAGTGAGGAAGATAGGGGTGCTCTGCTCGGTGCGTATGCGGATCTTGGTGCGCTTGCTGGGTTCGGCTATCTGTTTGCGTATCATCGCTCCTCGTCTTCGAGTGCGAATTTTGGGTTCCGCTTGTGCCAGGAAACAGAGGAAAAGGCTAAGTATTTCGGTGTTCAGTTCAAGGAAATCTGGGCTGATTATCTGGCATTCAATTTCACTGTAGAGAATAAATAAAATACAGATCATGGCAAAAAGAGATAAGATGATGTTCGATGTGGGCTGGTGGCTGACGGATCCAAAAGTTAGAAGCCTGTCTGCTGAGGATCGTGCCTTATTCGTGGATCTCTTATGCCAGATGTGGATCTCTCCAGAAAGAGGTGTGATGATCGGTGGATCCATCCAGCATCCACTAACCAAACGTGAGATCATTTTCATGGTTGGTGGTGATACTGATGATGAGTGGCTGGATCGCCTGGTGGAAGCTGATGTGGTGTATATTAGGCAAGATGGATCTTATTGTAATAGCTTGATGATGCACGATGCCCAGGTAAGCGAAGCCAGGCGAAAGGCTGGATCGAAGGGCGGTAAGAGTACGATGAGTGCTAACCGCCAGGTGGAGAAGCCGATCATTAAGGCAACACCACCAGTGAAAGCGAAGCCAAAGGATCCAGAAGGAAATCTTTTCCAGGAAGATCAACAACCTCCAGAGGAAAAGGCAGCAAAGCCGAAGCCTCAGAAAAAGCAATATGCTCAAAGTGTGACTATGACAGAGGCAGAATATAAGAGCCTCACAGATCAGTTCACTGAGCCTGTTGCTAAGGAAATGATCGAGATCCTATCCAATTATAAAGGATCCAAAGGCAAGAAATATAAATCAGATTACAGGGCTATCCTCTCATGGGTGGTCGATGCTTACAAGGAAAGACAAAATCGTTATTATGGCAGCAATAAAGAATATAAACGAAATAATCCAGAGCCTACAGCCACAGATCCAACGAGCTACGAAAAGGATCTATAGATCTCCTTTGAGCAAGGAGGATTCTTACAGGCTGTTGTATTATTGTTATAAGGCTGAGGTCGAAAAGAGAGGGCTTGTTATGAAGAATGACGAGCATATTCTTGGAGCTATAAAAGATGCCTCTAGCTGGCTGATTGAAGGCAAGAAGCCTGGTTTGCTCCTGTATGGAGGAATAGGTAACGGAAAGACAACGCTAGCTAATGCAATATGTATGTATATTAACCAGCTCAGAGATTACAGCGAGCCAGGTGTGTACAGAACCACAGCGATCATAGTATCCAGAAAGTCTATGAGGGATGAGACAAGCAAGTATCTGGAGGAACTTAAGACCAAAGAAATGGTTTGCCTGGATGATCTTGGGATCGAGCCTCAGACTGTCAAATGTTACGGAAATGATATTTATCCCTTAACAGAATGGATCTATGCCAGGTACGAATATCCTCTATTCACGCTGGTTACGACTAACCTCAACATGGAACAGTTATCAGAGCGGTATGGTTCCAGAATAGCTGATCGTATGGAGGAATACTTCAACAAGATACCGTTCACTCATGCAACGTATAGAAAAAAGACAAAATAATGAAAAAAGAACTCATTCAGAAAATCTATGAAGATGCCTGTGCAAAGGGCTTTCATACAGAGTATAAATCAGATCAGCACTGGCTGATCATGGTAATAACAGAGGTGGCAGAAGCTATAGAAGCCGATCGCCAGAACAGATACGTAAAGTTGAACCCAACCATCAAGGCTGTGTTCAATGACGTAACTAAGAGCGATGAAGCCTTCATAGATCGCTTCCAGCAGTATATCAAGAACCACGTGGAGGATGAGCTGGCAGATATTGTGATCCGCTTGTGTGATTACGCTGGAGATAAGGGCTTCTTTGATCTTCCAGATACTACCATCAAGGCAGATAAGATGTTCTTTGCCTCTCTCTCATTCACAGAAGTTGCTTATGATCTCACTAAACACATCATAGTGGATGAAGCATTCCTGGGAGCGATGGAGGCTTTCCTTCCTAACATCATTCAGTACGTCTATGACTGGGCTGATAGTATGGGAATAGATCTGGACTGGTTCGTGGAGCAAAAGATCAGATACAACTCTCTCAGAGAACCACTGCATAACAAGAAGTATTAACTTTAAACATAGAGAAAATGAAAAAGGAAATTAAAATGGATCCAGAGGATCTACAGACAAGACTTAACCAGGAGGTCATTACAACGTCCGATCCTCGCAAGATGCTTGGTATGTACACAGCTAAGCGAGTGCTCAGAACATGGACTGAGGATTTCATAGATCAAGACACAGGCGAAATTGTTACCATAGAGCGTAACGATATGATCATGGAACGTGGTGTTCTTCTCACTCCAGAACAGGTTTCGGAGCTTTCCTTCTATCTCCAGAGTGGAGATATTAAGGAGGTTGAGATCACAAACCAGTGTCGCAACGGTGTTGAGTATCTGGGGGGCGGCTTCACTCCTTGGATGGCAACGGTCAAGGTAAATGGCAAGAACACTAAGATGCTTCTGTTTGCCCAGGATATTAACCAGGCTCTGGAGATTTTGAAGGACTACACAGAACTTGAAACAAGTGGTAGCTTCTTCATCCTTGGTATTAAGCAAAGATCCTCTCTGATCTATATTGATAGCCAGCTTTCTTCTTATGCTATGAATGAGAAGGGAGAAGCTGTAGTGGATGAGAAGGATGATGAGAAGGTGGTGAAGCAGCGATTCTATATCGTAGATGCTTCCATCCAGAACCTGGATGCAACACAAGACCAGGTGGAGGATGGTGTGGATGTATATTGCCAGACCTTCCTTCTTAAGTCTGCCAATGCTGACAGCGCAAAGAAGCAGATCGAGCTGTATATGGCACGTAAGGCTAAGGAACGTGCTGAGACTGGCAAGGAGGCGATCATCTGTAAGTATGGCATTACTATCAATGCGGCTTCACCAGTAGGTATCGGCAGCGTGGTTCCAGAGGATTTTTTGATGGCATACAAACACGCTGAGAGTGATTTTGCTAAGGAGGTAGAGAAGAAGGATTCTAAGGAGGAAGATGAGGATGAGAACAGCGAAGAATGAGCCTAAGAAGGTGGTGGTAATGTTATCCACCACCTTCCCCGTAGGACACAAGAGAGAGAAACAGCCAACAGGTTTCCGTGAGAGCCTTCTGGCTGGAAAGAAGATACACACGATCAGAGAGGATGCCAAAGGTTTGTGGCAGAAACGCTGCAATGAGATCAACGATGGAAAGAAGTATATTTCCATCCGTGAGTGGACTGGAAGACCTTATAACTCTGAGCAAAGGATCATCAAGGAGGTTCACCAGGTAAGCCTACAGAAGATCACCATAGTTCGCATAGACGAACACCAGGATCCTAAGTGCTGGGTGGATGGGAAACCAGTTCCTATAGACCAGGTAGCTGCCAACGATGGGCTGGATAAGGATGATTTCATTTCTTTCATGTTCTTTGGTTTGAAAGGTATGATCTTTGATGGTGTGATCATTCAGCTAACAGATTTCAGATATTAAGATGGATCAAGAAGTATTTCGTTTATTAATGTGGTTTTTGCTCCTTACAAGCTCTATTATCGGTATTGCCTGGAGCATTAAAGATTTAGATTAAGTTATGAAAAGAATATTCAAGTATTCCCTGGAGATCCTGGATCGCCAGGAGGTTGAGCTTCCAGCTGGAGCAAAGATCCTCAGTGTGCAAGCTCAGAATGGTTTGCCTCAGATCTGGGCGATGGTAGATGATTCCCAGGTTAAGACAGACATGGTTCACATCCGAATAATCGGCACAGGGTATGAGATACCAGATGCCGATTCCCTGGAGTATATCGGAACCGTACAACTGATCAATGGTGAATGTGTTTTCCACGTGTTCAAAGAGGTAGATCATGGCAAGCAAAGTGATCAAGATTAAGATCGGAACCGATGTTCACCAGATGGTGGATAACAAGGGCGAGAAAATAGGATGCTATGAGTGCTCTCTATTCAATATGTGTTCCAGACTGGGCAACAGCCAGACACCTCTCTGTGATTCTCTGATCAAAGAGAATGCCGATTGTGACTACCAGGGTGGGCATTTCATTCTAAAGCAATAGATCATGTTTGAGATATACGTTAAAATGAAGAAGAAAAAGTGCTGGAAACTTGCTATAGAGGTTCCCAACGCTTGGGGTGGAATGCCTCACCTCTGGATGTATCTGGAAAAGAAATACCTTCCATCTTACGTACCAGTAGGAGCTGATGGAAAACCGCTGGATCTGGAATGGGTGAAGGAAAAACAGGCAAAAGGCGAATATGCAAGCCGCTGGATCTATGCTTCATCCAGAAAGGAGATCGAGGATCTACAGAAAGATTTCCGCTTAACTTATGAGGAAATGATGGTGTTCAGATCTACCTTTGATTTCGCAAAGGTTCTAGGCGAAGATATACCAGTTTACCTTGAATGCTTAAAGGTTGTCGCTGATGAGTGTGGAGGTATATATCCACAACAATACAAGGAACTGAGTGCCTTTGTTAAGGTTCACAGCATAGATGATATTGAGGCGATCGCTTTCAACCAGACAAGCGTAAACTGTGCCTGTGATTTCTTTGGCAACAGATACAATGAACCGACAGATAATTTCTGGGATTGCATTTGCCCAAAGGATTTTTATAACAACCTTAGAAAAGAAATGAAATTAAAATAACAGATAATGGCGAATTTGAAAAAGCCAAAATGCAAACAGTGTAAATTTTGGGAATATACCAAAACACTTGGATCTCCTATAGTTCCTATTTGGCACTGTAGAAGCGGTTTTACACCCTGGGCAGATGCTCTAGGCAGTTGCATAAAGAGGGCAGAACGTAATTTCAAGGCTTACCTTAAAGACAAAAAAGAACATCCAGAAAGTTATTCTGGATATTCTAAACAGTTGGAAATAGATTTCAAATAAATATGAATGCAAGAACGTTTTTCGATCTGGTGGCAAATATGAGAGCCGCACAGATCGGCTTCTTTAAAAGCCCGAAAGGATCGCAAGAGAGACAGGGCTTTTACAAACAGAGCAAGGATCTGGAGGCAGCTGTGGATGCTGAGATCCGCGAGTGAATAACATTTTAAACAAGTAAGCATTATGAAGAAGAAGGCTAACATTACGATATATCGTGAGATCATGGAACAGATCGAAGCGTATGAGGCTGGGATCTTGAAAGATGCGCCAAAAGCAGATGTTATCTATCAGATCACAGAAGCAGATAAAGATGTGAATATACGTGAGTGCAAAGTTACACTCGTTTCCGTTTCCTTCACTGAAAACGGATATAGAGTATGGAACAACCAGGATGTAAAGAAGCGATGCACCCAGAAGGATATAGATAAGCTCCTGGAGTTCTTTGATAGAATAAAGAAGGCAGACAGAGAAATTTATTATCGCACAGAATGGGATGGAAAGTATGGAAAATGCTCACATAGCGTTAAGCTGAGCGAGATAGATAACAAGAATGTTTCCTTCAAGAAGGATCCTCTACTTAAGGAGTATGAGATCCGTAAGAAGCGATACCTGGATCTGTATGCTCCAAGAGAGGGATGCACACCGTGTGCCTATTGTGGTAAGCAAGTTCCAAACGACAAACTTGTGAAGCATAGGATCATCTTCCAGGGGCTTGTAAAAGGTAAGCGTAAACTCAAAGAACAGGTTATGAACTTTTGTTCTGGAGAATGCGCAATGAATGAACAATGTAGTCGTGAAGGCTAATAAAAGAGTTTGAAATATGAAAGCAAGAATAGCAAAAAAGATCATCAAGATCTGGTGTAAAGGTTGCGATAAGCGTTTCTTTGAGAAAGATGGTGAAATAAAGGAG